ACGATACATTGTTGATTTACTGCACAATTTTCAAAGCATCATATATCTTTTAATAGTATTTAAACAGTAAAAAAGCCCCTTAATCGGGGCTTTACTACTTTAATATTATTGCGGTTTAACTGGTGCTTTAGCGGTACCTGGTTGCATTCCTGGAGTAGCTGGTTTTGGTGCAGCTGCTACATATAATGATTTTACTTTATCATAGTTTGGTCTTAAATATGTATTGAGAAATAAATTCCAACGAGTTATTTGAGTGCCTTGGTATTCAATGGATGTATTCCACCATTTAATATTAGCTGGCTGGTTAATTGCTGTGTATATTATATTTGGCGAAACTAATTGCTGTACTCCGGTCTTAGAATTATATTTCTGTAATTGTTCCATGACATCAGGTTTAAAAACATTTCTAATTACCGCTGACATATCACGTGGCAACTGCGGCTGCAGCCAATTAGGATTCAATGCATTACAACCCCAAAACGCCCAACAAAATTGCATAATTAAATTAGTACCTAAGCGTGTTACCATTACGGCATCTGTTCTGTCACTTCCGAATAAATCTCCTTTAACATCGTTATTAATTGGAGTATTTGCACTATTTAACATGTTAGTAAATGCATCTACTGATTTTTGATCTTTAAAATGAGGCCAAACTATGCCATCTTTATCTGTAAATGCTTCTGTTAATATATTTTCAGAAAGCAAACTTTTTAGTTTAATCATTGTATAATCCTTAATTTTTTAATATAAATATTTGGATTCACGAAAAATAATACTTATATTAATAGTATAAAAGAGAGAAGATGAAAAAGTTAATTGTTATCCTATTCCCATTTGTTGCATTTAGTCAAACTAAAGAAATTGCATTCCGAACATTGGATTCTGTTGAAATTTATTTCTTGCAAGAATTGAATGCATATAGAAAACAAACGTATGCAAAAATACCAGATATCATCAAAAGTGATGTTATTAGTAAAGCTAGTTTACATCATACGCGTTATTTGATCAATATGCATTCAGCTGATGGTATGAGAAGAATATTTGGTCATGACGAAATTGCTACATTTGATAACAATGATGTTTTTTATCATGGTTCTGATACGTTATTATTAGAGCCAGGCGATCGTATAAATTTCTATGACACTACAAATTATGTAGCACAATACAGTGAAATTTGTCAATATTTCCCAGCATATGCACGTACTTTTGAGGTTTTAAGTCAACAAGAAATAGCTAGAAGAATTTTGCAAAACTTTATTAATAGCCCTGATCATAAATCGATATTAGATTTATATCAATCTACACATATTGGCATTAGTATAATTCAACCAACGGAAGGCAGATCTTTGAGTATCATTATTTGCGTAAATTTATGTACAATATCAGATTCTAAATATTTTATTCCAAATAAAGTATTACCTAAATATGGTAACAAGTTAGAAGACATCCAGTAAAAAAGCGGGCTATTAAACCCGCTTTAAATTTTAAAAAATACTATTATTAATAACCTCCAGGCCTTCCTTTAGATAATGGCGGATTCACTCTTTTCTGCCATTGTTTTTGTCGTCTAGCTTGCCATTGATCCGAACCGCTAGATAAGCCGGCCCCTTTTTTTATTCTTATCTTTTCGCCATCATCATTTGTTGTATACATTGCATTGCCACTAAGTAAGTCTCCTAGATTAGCAAGTCCATCTTTTAGTGGTCTATCTTTAACAATTGCAGCTTTCAATTTTCCTCCGGTGACAATACCCATTGATAATTGACGTTCTGTTTCCTTTTTACCCATGTAATTCAATTTAATTCCAAATTGCTTAAATGAACCAGATTGTGAATATTTTGCTGGTGCTGTGACATATGTCTCAACTTCGCCTGCTATTGTTACAGAAATTTGTGCATATTGGCCTGGATTTGGATATTTTGATTTATCTCGTTTTTCGTCAATTGTGCCCCCAGTATTAGTAACTCGGATTTCTTGCGAAATGTCATAATCACTTATTCCTGTTATATCAATATAAGAAATTTTAGCCATTTGTTGCAAAAATGCACGTTGTAATTCTTCATTACGACGTTTTGCTAATTCTTTATTTTTACCAGAGTCTCCAGTTCCATTTACTTGATCAAAGCTTTTTTTCTCTTCGCCATTATTTTCATGTGAATAATCTAAAGCACCTGATTTTTGTTGCCAATAATTACTTGCAGATGATATAACAGTAAGTGCATTTAGTTTAAATTTACCTCCGCCAGCAATAATATCTTTTCCGGACTCTATTCTAGATTTTGATCCTTTACCGTATTTTATAGTAAAATTTGTATTAAATATTTGTTGTTTTATATTTTCAACCATCGCAACAGCACCAGCTACATTAAATTTTCCGGCTGCAAATACTTCTGTATTTACTGGGGTTGTTAATTCAATTGCAGATATGAATTGTTTTGTTTCTTCATCTTTTGTTTTCTTTTGAGCAATGCCCTTTTCAATGTTAGTTAAAACTGCAGTAAGAGATTCTTTTCGTGTAGGAAAATAATCCAATTGTCCCGTTGTACTATCTATATTAAGAATATTACCTACTTCGCTACCTATAGTGCCAGCTGCTGAATTAGCTAAGTTTGTATTATTAACTATATTAACAACTGTTTCACTTGCTTGTTTTAATTGCTCTGCGTTATCTGGTTGTTCTATTGCAATTTTATATTTTAAATCAGAAATATTTTCTGGTAGATCATATGTAACAAATTTCCATCTTTGTGATTTCCTAAAGAATTTCCTCAAATCGCGGCCTTCTTTGCCACTTAATTTAGAAACCCCATCTCCATTAATTATTGCAAGTAGTATGTTATAATAACCTTCAGCTAATGCATTTTTAACATCAATTGGTAATTTTTTATATTGTTCAGACTCTGCTAAATCGTTTGACATTTTATTAAGCATATCATTTACTGAAATTAAATCTACATCTTTTTCTTTAGTAACTTGATATGTAACTCCACCCATTGCGCCGCCTTTGCCAACACCTCGAACTTTATTACGACGATAATCTGTTTTAAAGCCGATACTTTTAGTTTTCGTTACAGTACCAGGTTCTTCTTCTTGTTCTGACAATTTTTTGATTCGTTGTTCATCATTTTCTGATAAATTCTTTACGCCGAATCTAAGAAGATTTTCAGCAATAATATTTTCTAATTTTTTCATATAGTTACCTTTAAGGTGAATTCTTTGTTATAAATATGTAAATAATTAAAAATAATATTATTTTGAATCTTGCAAAATTTTTCATATAATATAAAAAAATCCTATGATACGTTATGGTTATTGTTGTATCAATCAGCAACTATCGTCCCAAGGCATTCGTACCGGACGTGCAATGATTGACCGCAAATTCAAGCTCGGCGGTTTACAGCTTGCATCTGACATTGCTTTGGCAAATGCAAAAGATTTATTGACTATTCTGCAATGGAATGAATCGCAAGGTATTCGTTTGTTCCGTGTTGGCAGTGAGCTCTTTCCTCGTTGGAATCATTATCGCCTAGAAGATTTGCCAGGTATTAATGAAATTGCACAACATCTACGTGCTGCAGGCGATTATGCTATAGCACATGGTCATCGCATTACAACACATCCTGGTCCGTTTCATATCTTAGGTAGTCCCGACGATGTCGTTGTCGACAATTCTATTATTGGTCTCGAACGACATTCTGAGCTCTTTGACCTTATGGGTTTTGCACCTAGCTTTGAGAATCTTATCAATATTCATATTGGTGCTACATATGGCGATAAGCCTGGCACTGTTGACCGTTGGTTGCGTAACTATGATCGTTTGTCTGATAACGTTAAGGCTCGTTTAGTTATTGAGAATGATGATAAGGCATCTATGTATTCAGTTCGTGAATTGTACAATACATTATATACATCTGCAGGTATTCCAGTTACATTTGATTATTGGCATCACACTTTCAATACCGGTGACTTATCCGAAGAAGAAGCATTCTTTATGGCTCGCGAAACATGGCAGCATCATGGTGTTACTCAATGCACTCATTACAGTGAGTCTCGTCGACGCGAACAACAACTTCTTATTGAGCGTATGTTTGATCATCATGGTATTTCATTAGAAGATTTGCCGAAGTGGCCTACCTTTCATAAGGCATACAAAGAGTTCACCAAGATCAAGGAGCAAGCTCATGCCGATTACATTACGACTACTCCGAATACATATGGTGTATTAGATTTAGATATCGAGGTGGAGGCTAAGGCTAAAGAATTGTCTTGGTGCAATTTAAATTTAGAGTATTGTCAAAATACATCATTAATTTTAGAATAATATATTTATTATATATAATATTAATTAATTAAAATAAGGTTATAATATGTCATTTAAGTATAAAAATAAAATTACTGACGATATCGAAGATTGCAAAGACATTGTTCGAAATACTGGTAGAATGTTACGCGAAGGTAAAATTGATAAAGAATCTGCATTGGATAATTTAGCACGTGCCTTGAAAAAATTAGAATCTGCAAAATATTATTTAGACCGCGAATAAAAATCAAAAACATGAGACCAAAATCAACTCCGCCCCCAAAAGGGTTTAAAAAATTACAGTGCAAATATTGTGATAATGTTTGTGAACGCGTTGACGAAAAAGCAACAGCTGTTACATGTTGGAAATGCACTTCTAAATTAGTTCATGGACAACATTTGGAAGTACGAAAATAATTTCATAATATATTTTTATGTTAGAAGCAGAAAAAATTAAATCAAATTGGGAACAATACCGTCAAGCGGTAAATGATTATTTTCCAACCCGCAAAGATCAACTTAACCGAATGTATGATGATTTTGAAGATCGCATGGTAATGATGCCAGCGTCTTCAATAGCTCACTTCCATAATGCGTTTGCAGGAGGATATGTAGACCACGTACTTCGTGTTATTGCATGCACCGAAAAACTTTATAAATCTTGGTCTGAGATGGGTGCAGATATGTCTGGATATACCATTGAAGAACTTCGTTTTGCGGCAATGCATCATGATTTAGGTAAAGTAGGGTTTCCGGGAGATGGTAATGAAGTTTATCAAGTTGAAACATCAGATTGGCATCGCAAGAATCAAAACAAGATGTATAAGCATAATGAAAACATTCCGTTTACAATGGTTCCAGATCTTTCAATTTGGTTGCTTCAACAATATGATGTAAAGCTGTCTTGGACAGAATATCAAGCAATCAAAATTCACGATGGAATGTATGATGATGCAAATAAACCATATTTTGTAGCTCGTTCAGCACAAGCTAAATTAAAAACAAATTTGCCTATTGTATTGCATCATGGAGATCATATGGCAGCACAAATTGAATTTGAGCGTTGGCGAAATAAAGATCAAGCTACTCCGAAGCCATCTGTTGAAAAAAGCAAAATTACAAAAAGTAACGGATTGAAAAACTTAGCAGAAAATAATCCAGATGTTGAAAAAACATTAACGGATATTTTTAGTGCTTTTAATCAGGATTAATATGATAACAGGTTTATTAATAGTTATATTGTTATTGACTGCAATATATCTTTCTTTTAGGGTTTGGTATTTAGCTGGTTCATTAGCAGAAGCTCAAGAATATATTGAAGAATTAGAATCAACCAATCAATTCATGTATGAACGCATTGAACAGTCATATGATGCAATGAAACAAATTGATCGTTTAGGTGCGTTTGAATCAGAAGATGAAGCGGGAACAACATTTGAGTTATTGAAACAAGTAGTAGTAGAACTTAAGGAACAATTTAATGGCAGCGAAGAAGAAAAAAACTAATGTTTATTTCACGAAAATAACAGATTTTGCAATTGCATCATATAATCGTACTCAAGAACAACCTGCTCTGCGAGAAAAGATATATCGACGATTCATATATCCAGCTTTCATGAAAATGGCTGAAAATTTAATTAATAAAGTTAAACCTACTTATATTGATTCATCATTTTTAGATTTACAAACCGACCTTGTTACATATCTAACCGAACGTTTAAACAAGTTTAATCCAGACGCTGGGAAAGCATATTCATATTATACTAGAACGTCGTTTAACTACTTAATTGCAGAAAATCAAAAAGCATATTCTAAACTCAAAGCTGATGCATTAGAGATTGATGTTGATGAACAAAGAAATATCATCACTGAAATACATAATGAAGATATGCGCGAAACGTTGCAATACTTTATGGATGCATATATTGATTATTGTTATGATAATTTGAATTATATATTCACGAATCCCACAGATATCCACGTAGCTGATTCAGTTTTACACATTTTTGAAACTAGAGAAAATATAGAAAACTTCAATAAAAAAGCTCTTTATATCTTTATTAGAGAACGTACGGGATTAGAAACTACGAATATTACACGCGTTATTAAAACTCTTAAAGAAATTTATACCGACAAGTTTAGAGAATATGAACAAACTAATTTCGTAAAATTGCCGTTTTAATATTTATTATTAAAGGATTTTACGTTATGGATAGGAATGATGAATTATTCAAAGGAACTACCTTTGCAGATCTAATGTCTGATGTATATCATAATTCAAAAAAGAAAGATAGGCAAATTAATCAGCTTATCGCACAGTTACAGCCTTTAATTAAAAATGCATCAGATGCAACAATAATTGTACCTTTAATTAAAGAGTATCTAGATGTTGCAGTTAAAAATGATGATCATTTAGTTAAATTAACTGCAATCGTTCAACGATATATCTCCACAAAACAAACTATTACCGGTGCCGACAGCTTATTAAGTGATGAAGAAAAACAACAACTTTTACGAGTTGCTGAACAAACGTTATCTGCAGAATTATCGGATGAACTAGATGGCTTTGATCGAGAAGATGCAGTTTTAAATGAACGTATACGACAAACCAAAGAAAAATTAGAGCAAAAGGATGTAAATGGTTAATACTAGTACTACATCTAAAAAAATTGAATGGGATGTTGCTGAAGTTTTAGAATATGATTATACATATCAATATGTTCCAGAAACCGAGCCTAATCCTACTACAAATAAACTTTTTGCTTTAAAAGTTCGTTCATGTAGTACATATTATAATGACAAAATATATATTGCTCGTCCGTCAAATATAAACATGAAACAAATTCCATTAGTTGGCGAATTTGTATTGATCTATAAAACATTTAATCAAGAATCTACAAATGAAAGATGGCGTGAAGCTTGGTATTATGTTTCTTCAGTTGATATTCAATCTTCAATTAATGAAAATATGTTGCCTGGGTTATCTGATGGCAAACAACAAGAATCTATAGACAATGTTCAGCCAGGTAAAACATTTGTTAAACGAGCAATTTCTCCGTTACAACCATTTGAAGGCGATTTTTTAATCGAAGGAAGATTTGGTAATAGTATTCGATTTGGTAGTAGTGTTAACACGACGGCTGCTCCAGCTGGATATTATAATAAATCTACTACATGGAGATCTTCAGATTATAGTTCTCCTATAATCATTTTATCTAACGGCCGAAAGAATTTACCTAGTAAAGAATTTGTTGTTGAAGATATCGAACAAGATTTTGCTTCTTTATATTTAACTAGTACTCAACAATTAGATAAATTAAAATTATCTACGCCATTAACAGTAAATAATAATTTTGTCGGGTCACAATTTATTGGTGCTGCTGATAGAATTATTTTACGTGCTAAAACGGACATTGTTGTAATTGACTCCGAAAAAGAAATTGTATTAAATACTCTTGGTAATATTAAATTAGGAGATGATTCGGCAGATCAATCCATGGTACATGGTGAGGTTTTAATTAAAATTTTAAATAAAATGGCTCGAGCTATATTGTCAGGCGGCACTGCTCAAGGAGCAATAGTTAATACTAATACACCTACATTGTTAACGGATATTTCTGCGGACTTAGCAGAATTGATGAGCAAGAAATATAAAATAAAGAAAACATGATATGGCAGTAGCACCACCATTTGATTTAGTTGTTCAAAAAGTACCAACTGCAATGAATAAATTGCAAGTTGCTTTAAACAAGTTGATTGATCGATTAAATGAAAAAGTAAATGATGCAATTGGAGATTCAAATAAATTATCCGATCGTATTAGTTGTGCTGACCCTCGTGTTAAAAAAATAAAAGCTACATTAGAATCTATACAACAAATTATACAAAAGATTCAAGAGGTATTACAAATTTTACAAATAGTTGTACCTGCATTGACAGTTGCAGCTCAAATTGCAGCGACATTAATTAATATACAATTAGCAGCACCAGTACCATCGCCTCCAGCTTTAGTTCAAGGCCAAGCAGTACAAAATGAATTAATTGCTACTATAATAGGAGCGTTAAAACAAGCTTCTATTATAATAACTGCAGTTAATGGTAGTGTTATTTTAGCATCAACATTAATAACATCAGTAATTGAAAAATTATCTTCAATATGTAACACTGAAGTGTTTGCAGTATCAACAATTACGCAATTAGCATTAAATGAATCAAATTCTGGATATACGTTATCTAGATTTTACAATATAAAAAATGTTTCAATTGAAGATTTAGATAATCGAGAATTACTCATACAACAACTTAATTCTAGGCAACTTAGCATTATCGACAATTTGTTAGAATTACCCAGCAAAGTTATTAAATTTCAAGGAACTAGCGGTCCGGAGCCAAATGTTGGGAAGCAAGGTGATTATGCAATCAACGAAACTACAAAAACATTTTATGGTCCTAAAGTTTCAGATACCGAATGGGGAACCGGTATAAATTACTAATCTACATATTTATTAATAAAGTATCATATGGATTCTAAAACACTTATAAAAGCACTTAAAACCGCCGTACGTGAAGTTATTAAAGAAGAATTAACAGAAATTCTTCGGGATGGGTTACAATCTACAATTGTGGAAATGAAACAACAAAAAAC